GCTGGTGGTGTGGCCTCCGCTTCCACTGCTGGTTTCATGTATAGCGACATTGCTGGAGTATGCGTAATCGCGGCATGTCTAATCGGTATCGGAATTTTATTTGGATACGAGAGAGGGTAGTAAATGGCATTCCTTCGCTCATTTAACACACATGACCAACAAGGTTTTGTAGCGCCAGATAAAAAACAGTTCTATGCCCCATCGGGTGGCCCTGGCCGTCCATTAAAGCCGTACAAAGATGGATGGGACATGGAGCGTTCCGTAACACAAGCACTTGACAGAGTGACTTGGGTATACAAAGCAGTTTATGCAATTGCAGCAAACGCCGCATCTCTCCCAATCGCAATCAGAAAAGGCGACTGGAGAATTGGCGAACTAACATACGACGACCCAATTTTGCAGATTATGAATCGCAATGCAAACCCTGGTCAAGATGCCTTCTCATTCCGCTTCATGCTTTCATCGCAGTTGTTGCTTTCGCAGCGCGGTGCGTTCGTTGAAATTATTCGTAATCGAATGGGTGAGGTAGCGGCACTAGTTTTGCTCCCACCGCAATATACATTCCCGATTCCAGACCCAGACCGATTTGTATCTGGATTCTCTGTTGAGTATCCGAATACTCCAAAAAGAATTATTGATTCTAAAGATGTAATTTGGGCACGAGTACCACACCCAATTGACCCATTCAAAGGACAGACTCCACTTGAATCTGCTGGACTTGCAATTGAGTATGACTACTACGCAAAGGTATTCAATCGCAACTTTATGGTTAACGATGGTCGACCAGGCGGAATTCTTGTAATCAACGGAGACATGGAAGAAGAGCAGGCAGAAGAAATTCAACGCCGCTTCAAGGGAAGCACTGGCTCAAATATTGGTGGCGCTGGTCGTCTGACAGTAATGTCGGCAGAAGACGCAAAGTTTATTGATACATCAACCAGCCAAAGGGATGCTCAATATATTGAAGCACGCCAAATGAACAAAGAGGAGATTCTTCTCGCTTTTGGTGTTCCAGAATCAGTAATTGGCAATGCATCTAACAGAACATTTGCTAATGCCGATGTTGAACTAGAGGTATTTTGGCGAGAGACGATGGTCCCCCACCTAACGCTTCTTGAGCGCGCATTTGACAAACTAGATGAAGACCCTAAGACATATTTTGCCTACGACCTTTCGTCAGTAGCAATCCTTAGTCGTGATGACCGAGAGCGTGCCCGATTCCATCTAGAAGAGTTGAAGCAGGGTGCAATTTCAATCGATGAATACCGCGAACTGACTGGACGCGAAGGTGTTGGAATCGACGAGTTGCTTATCCCAACAAACCTCTCGCCAGTTGTTATGCAGACAAATACAGGTGGTCAGCAAGCACCAGAAGATGGTGCTCCATTAAACCCAAATCAAAGGCCAGGTCGCCGTCCTGCAGATGCACCAGACCCAGCGTTGCCTAATTCAACGCCAAACTCGCGACCAAACGATTCAATAGAACCGACTAATCCCCCAACCCCAAGACCAATTTTTACGCCACCGCTAACTCCTTTGGCTCATGATATTGAGGAATCAAAGTCCTCCGAGGATATTGGAGTACGCCGCACGCGCCAGATTACCCGTCTTGAGCAGAGCGTCGCTCTCCAGATTGGTTCAATGCTGAAGCGCCAAGAGCGAGTGACGATTGAGAAGGCAGCCTCTAAGAAGGTTAAAGAAAAATGGGATTCTGGCGAAGGAATTAAAGCAGAAGACATTTTTGATGTTGCCGTGTGGAATGACCAACTCATCTCCGATGCAAAAACATGGGTGGCATCAGTCTTCCTTGATGGGGCAATTGAAGCAGCCTCAACAAAAGTTGATTCCTTAAACCCAGGAAATGTAACGATGGATGAAATCGTTAGCCCACGAATTAAGGCTATTTCATCTATTAACGAGACGAGCAAGCGCAATATTGAAAAAATTATTAGCGAGCATCGCTCAAAGTCGCACCAAGAGTTCATCACTGCTCTAAAAGCATGGTTCGCTTCGGCATTTAGTTCGCGAGTTAAAACAATCTCCAAAACAGAAGTTGGTGGGGCGTTCAATGCTGGTCTTCTATGGGCAGCAAAAGAACTTGGATATACAAAAAAGACATGGGTTCACCGCCCAAGTCAAGACTCAGCACGCAATGAACATGCTGAACTTGCCAGTCAGACAGTCGGCATCGACGAGAAGTTTGAGATTAATGGCAAGTCCGCAATGTACCCTGGAGACCCAGAAGCACCAACTGAGTTTGTGATGAACTGCAGTTGCACACTTTTGTTTTCATAGACTATACGAAATTAAATAGTTAGTCTCTACATTACAACATTTACTGCAATTTTCTGCTACTCTTCTTGCAGGAGGCCGTTTTGGAACACAAACAAGTATCAGTTTCATCAGTTCGTGGCATTGATGATGTAGATGGAATCGTTGAGGCAATTGTCTCCGTTACCAATATTGTCGACTCCGTAAACGATGTAATTGAGCCAGGCGCTTATAAATTAACGCTAAAGAAGCGTAATCCTAAAGTCGTATGGTCTCACGATACGAATATCCCAGTGGGCAAGACTCTCCGTGTTGAGGAACTTCTCCCAAACGACCCACGCCTTCCGAATGACCTCATACAGCAAAATGCTGGTGCTCTGCTTGTAAAAATGCAGTTCAACCTAAATACAAGCCGTGGCCGCGATGCCTTTTTTGATGTCCAATTCTTCGGCCCAGAACAAGAATGGTCAATTGGCTATGCAGTTCCAGAAGGAAAATACACAGTTGATTCAAAAACTGGAATTCGCTACATCAAGCAATTGGAGTTGTTTGAGTACTCACCAGTAATTTTTGGTGCTGCTCCAAGCACCCGTACATTAAGCCTGAAAGAGGACGGAGTAGAAATTGAAGCAAAGGCTCCTGGCAAGTACGATGACATTGATTTCGGCATTCCTTCTGGTGTTAAAAGTCAAGCAGAGACTGGTCTCAGGTGGTCGAAAGAATTTAACCGAGGCGGAACTGAGGTTGGTAAGGCTACGGCTAATTACCTACTCAACAATTCTACTGTTAGCCCTGAAAAGGCTCGTCACATCGCGCGCTACTTCCCACGCCACGCAGTAGACCTCAAGACTCCAGCAAATAGCAAACCAGGCGCAGATGGATATCCAGGTGCAGGACTGATTGCATGGAAACTCTGGGGTGGAAATGCTGGATGGCGCTGGGCTCAAAAACTTGTTGACGCAATGAACTCACGCGATGAAATGAAAGCAGAACCAAACGGGCTGAAGACTAGCGACTTTGTTACTTGGCGCGCATCTGGTGGTAGAGCGTACGGACGAATTGAGCGTATTGAGCGCGACGGTGAAATAGATGTCCCGAATAGCAGTTTCACTATTACTGGTACACCAGAAGACCCAGCAGCGCTGATTCGTGTTTACCGCAAAGAGGGACTTGATTATTCACCTACAGAAGTACGAGTTGGGCATAAGTTCTCAACCCTTACAAAGATGGATATTTCAAAGAAGGACGCCTTCACTGATATGCCATCAGGAACACCAGGTTCTTTCGGTACCCCACAAAGAATTGGTACCACGCCAAATGCTCCAGAAGAAAAGCCATACAGCATTGAGCAAGATGTTCAGGGTTGTAGCGGTTATGCAGTCGTTAAAGTTGGAGAAGGAATTGTTTCAGGTGGATGCCATCTGACTCTCGCCGAAGCACAAGCACACCTTGCTGCTTTAAATGCAGCAATGCAGGGAGAAAAGGACATGCATGAAGAAATGCAGGGTCCAGAAGTTGTACCTCACCAAGAGGAGATGGTTGAAGGTCTTGCCGAACAGCAGGAGATGGGTCTTAACCCACGCCAGTTCACAATGTATGACCTGTTTGAAACTATGGCTGAAGAATTCGGTATGTGGGACCAAGGAAGTGGCGCTAATGGCGCTCACTACATGGAAGAGAATCCATTTGCTTCAGAGGGCATGAAGTGTTCTAATTGCGTCTTCTTTGAGGGTGGAAAAAAGTGCGAAATTGTTTCTGGAAATATTGAGCCAGAAGCAATTTGTAAGTTGTGGATTATCCGTGAAGAGTTGCTAAACAATCCAACAGTAAGCACTGAAGAAACTGATGGAATGAAATCTGCAGAAATAGAAGAAGAAGTAAAAGATGCAGGTCCAAACGGACGAGTTATAGCAACCCATAAAACTGATGTAAATACTTCACGGGCTTGGGATAAGACGGTTCCTTTTCGCAATATGAAATCACCAGCAACTCCATCTTATTACAACAGACTGTTTGCATTCCAAAATCCAAACACCGATGGAACCCGCAAAACTCACTACAACTTCATCCACCACTATGTCGGAAATGATGGAACTCCAGGAGAGGCTTCGTACTCGGCGCTGATTAATTCAATGGCTGTTTTGAACGGTGGTCGCTCTGGAACAGTTCTTCGTGGTGAGGCACGCCGTGGTGTTTACAATCACATTGCTGCGCATTATCGAGACGCTGGGAAAGAACCACCAGAACTTAAATCCGATGAGTTTGTTGACTATGTAATGATTCAAAAAGGAATTATTACTAAGCCACTCAGCGAAGACGCTGGTCTTGAGGTTAAGGCTGAAGGTGGACCAATTCCTTCGCATTCAACCGCGGTTCGTGACGATGAAACACTCGACCGTTCCGCCATTCTGAACACTCGTTCACCAGAAGGCAAAGATTATTATCGAAAGATTTTTGCCTACCATACACCTGGAACAGATGGCACTCGTAAGACCCACTACACATTTATCCATCACCATGTTTCAGAAGACGGTCGCCCTGGAGCAGCCGCTTATTCAGAGTTGAAATCTGAAATGGCAATCCTCAACGGTGGACGCGGTGGAACGATACTTCGCGGAGAAGACCGCAAGGCTGTGTACAATCATCTCGCCCGTCACTACCGTGACTTCGGTAAGAAGCCACCTGAACTAAAGTCAGATGGGTACATTGATAATGTTATGATGCAAAAAGGCCTCATTAGTGAGCCACTATCTATCACGGAGAAAACAGATGAGCAAGATTGATATTGAGTCGTATAAGTCCTTTGTTGGGCAGCAGGCTCTATTGAGCGATGACAGCATTGGCATCATCGTTGGAATCTCCGAAGATGGACAGGCGCTTGTGCAGAAATGTCTTGACATGGAAGGACTTGAAGAGACAGACGAAACTGTTTTAATTGCAGTTGAAGATGTAAAACTTCGCACTTTTGTGGTCATGGAAAAAGTTGATGAAGGAATGACCGAAGGAGCGCTTGTTTCGTGGGAGACCTCAAACGGCACATATTACGGCGATATTCTGTCGTCATCGGCAGAGGGAACTGTTCGCGGTGAGCCGCAAGGCCTTGAAATTGAAGGCTCAGCAGAGCGCCCAGCCTATGTAGTGCGGGTTATGATGTGGGATGAAGACGAATGGATGCCTACTAATGTTACTGTAGTAGCATACGGTGATGCATTGACTATGGTTGAAGAACTTCCAGAGCCAATGGATGAAGAAGACCCAGAAGATGAGAACATGCCAGAAGACGAAATGTCAATGGTTGAGGATAACGAAAAGAGCATAAACATGAACATTGAAGCACAGATTGCCGAGATTGTTGCACGCGAAGTTGCTAAGGCTCTTGCTGCAATGAACACCGCAGAAGTAAAAGCAGAAGAAATTGCTGTTGAGACCAAGTCGGATGAAGCCGCCGAAGCAGTTGCTGAAGAAGTAGTTGCTGAAGTTGCTGTCGAAGAAGTTGCTGCAGATGCACCAGCAGAAGAAGTAGCAGTTGAAGCAGCAGTAGAAGAAGTCGCCGCTGAAGAAGTTGTTGCTGAAGAAAAGTCCGAATTGGTTCAGATGGAAACAGCAGAACTTTCGTTCGATGACCTTAAAGAGTTTCACGACCTCATCAAAGTGCTATAGTATTCACGGGCGTTAGTAGCGCCCGTGGAGGGGTTGTGGATATTGGCAAGGAAATAGCCAGAGTTCAAAAGAGCACGACAATCGGCAAGGTAGATAAACTTTTGGCATCTTTGAGTGCAAAAGATTCTGCTTCGCTCGTTGATGCAATGAAAGACTTATCAGTTTCAAGTCGCACAATTTCAAAAGTTTTAAAAGGGCGCGGCTATGTAATTGGCAGGAGTGCTGTAGATAATTGGCGACATGCTAATGTTGAAAATTTTGAAACTAGAAGCAACAATTATATTGGGGGCAAATAATGTCATTGTCAAAAGATTTAAAATCAGCAATGAATCGCAACTCCCCAGAATGGCCAGTAGTAAAAAGAGGCCCGTCAATAAAACTTCCTACAGTTGCAACTGTTAAAAAAGAAAAGTCGCAGTTTAAAACATGCGTAGTTTTGCCAGATATGCAATGTGGTTATTTCAGGGATGTAAACGGCAATTTTGTTGCTATCCATGATGAAATTGCAATTAATTTGGCTGTTGAATTTATCAAAGAATCAAAGCCAGATGTGATTGCAATGAATGGAGACAATGCTGACTTTGCAGAATTTGGAAAGTACAGACTAACTCCTGCTTATCAATTGACAACACAAAAAACAATTGATTATTTAACAACGCTTATGGCGCGCCTTCGCGCAGCATCTCCACTCGCTGAAATTGTTTGGCTTGAGGGAAATCACGAAGCAAGATTAGGAAATTATATTCTTGATAATGCAAATGCTGCTTTTGGTTTGAAGCGTGGGAATATCCCAGACTCATGGCCAGTTATGTCGCTTCCTTATCTTTGCAGATTTGAAGAATTTGGTGTTAAGTATTTGCCAGGATACCCAGCGTCAACATATTGGGTTAATCGCAAGTTAAGAATTATTCACGGACATAAAGTCGCATCTGGCGGAAGCACTGCTCATAAATATCTCGCAACAGAAAAGACTTCAGTTCTTTATGGACATATCCATCGCCGCGAATGGGCAGAGCGAACCCGCCAAGATTGGGATGAAGATAAAACTATTCTCGCCGCATCTGCAGGATGTCTTGCTCGCGTGGACGGCGTCGTGCCAAGCACAAAAGGCGGGACCGACCTCGACGGACGCCCAATCCCATGTACGGAAGATTGGCAGCAAGGAATTGCTGTTGTGCACTATGTTGCTGGAGATGGTCCATTCCATCTAGAACTTGTTCCAATTCACAATGGTTCTATGTTCTATCGCGGAAAGACATACAAGGCAGACAAGAAAAAATGACAGAGGGTCGCGACCCTCTTGAAAGCCAGATGAACCTGCGCTTTCCAATGATTACTATTTCTGTATCCTACGAAGACCGAGATGAGCCAATCCATGTTGATTTAGGCTCAATACCACCATTTGTTGCTGTTTCTGTATTTGAACGCATACTAGATGCGATGAGCAATATTGCAGTGGGCCCAAAAATTACATTCAAAGGCGATGTAATAGCCAAGCCCTTTATGGCTTCTGATGTTACATTCCAAGACCTATTGGACATGTTTGGTCAAAACGAAGACGAAGAAGACGAAGACAATTAAAAATAACCTAACCCCTGCTTGACAAACTAGCAAACAACAAGCATAATATTTAATACGAGGTGCTTACCTTGTGTCCGAAGTTCCACTATTACTCAAAAGGAGTATATCACTATGGCTACAGATAGCCGTTTAAAGGAACTCAAGTCAGCCCTCCGTGCAGTTCTTGCAGACAACGATGCAATCGTTGACCATGCAGGCGCTACCCGCGAAGAAGGCGGACCTGAAGTTCAAGTACAAGCAAAGCATGTTGAAGCATTCCGAGGCAACCTCGCAAAGGCACGCGAAATCCGTGCTGAAATTGAGGCCTTGGAAGGCATGGGCGAAATTCGCTCATGGGCTGAAGGCATGACCGCACCAGTAGCACAGACCAAGTCTGGTTTGATTGTTCCACAGGGCTCAAAGAGCCTCGGCGAGCAGTTCGTTGAATCAGATGAGTTCAAGGCAATTGCTGGTGGTAAGTCTGGTTACACGATGCACGCACCATTCCAAGTAAATGGTTCGTTCTCGTCACACTGGGGTCGCAAAGATGTCTACACAGGATTGCCATCAGGCACCCCTACAGACTTCGGTACGCCACAGCGTGAAGGCATCATCGAGCGTCAGAAGCGCACTATGCGCGTACGCGAACTCTTCGATGTACAGCAGACGAACAGCAACATGGTTGAATACTTCCGTGTTTCTGGTTTCACCAACAACGCATCGACAGTTGCAGAGCGCAACGACGCAAACAACGCCTTTGGTGTAAAACCACAGTCGTCAATGACCGTCGTTGGTGTTCAGGCTCCAGTTCGCACGATTGCTCACTACGAAGTTGCTCACCGCAATGTGTTGGACGACGAGCCAACCCTTCGTGGAATTATCGACAACGAACTGTTGTACGGACTCCGCTTGGTAGAAGATGACCAGATTCTTAACGGAAACGGTGTTGGCCAAAACCTCACTGGTATCCGTTCGACTTCTGGAATTCAGACCTCTGCTTGGTCAAGTGGTGTTGCAAACGACACCCGCCTCGATGCAATTCGTCGTGGTATCACCAAGTCGTTGCTCGCTTACTACGAGCCAACAGGCATGATTGTCCATCCAAACGACCTTGAAGACATCGAACTCTCAAAGGATGCAAACTATAACTACTTGATGGTTATGTCGGTATCGATGGGTGCAGATGCTCGCTTGTGGCGTTTGCCAATCGTCAGCACGCCAGCAATCACCGAAGGCAAGGTTCTCCTTGGTTCATTCGGTGTTGGCGCAACGCTGTACGACCGCATGGAAGGCAACATCCGCGTTTCCGAGCAACACAGCGACTTCTTTGTTCGCAACGCAGTTGCAGTACTTGCTGAAGAGCGTATTGCACTTGCTGTTAAGCGTCCAGAGTCGTTCGTCGAAGTTACCCTCGACAGCGCACCTGCCTGATAATTACAGTCAGAAAAGTGAAAAGCCTGGGCTTCGGCCCAGGCTTTTTGCTTTGTGCTAACATGTTTGCATGTCACAAATTGTAGTAATCGCTCCACGCGATATTTACGAGAACATCGAAGGCAAGAGTGTGAAGGTTGTCCGTAAGGGCGAGCGCATTAGTGTCGAAGATGCAATGCGATATAAGGTCATGCCTATCTCGGTAAATGACCCATTCGCTACAGAAACAAAGTAATCCGTGGACAGCCTGGACCCAAAGAAATTTGGGTTGAACGACGATATAGATTTTGCTGCGTACTGGGTAAAGGACGAACCTTTTCTTAGCCTAAAAAACGCAATGTATGAACTAATCCAAGATGATAAAGATTTTCAATACGACTATCCATACGATGCAATTTTCAATCAGGTATGTGCAAGTGGTTTAATAAAACAAGCCCATACAAGTGATTCCCTAATCGAGGTCAGGTATGGATGGGAGCCGCTGGATTCAAGTAGCGTAATCATGCACTCCTGTAGGGGTTATGTGGTTCACCCAAGGATTTATTTTGAAGGCAACAATGCTGGCTTTTTGCTTGAGATGGAAGAGGATGATGCGGAGCCAATAATTTGCTTCTTTGAATACCGCAAGATTTTCTGGGTTGCCCCAATCCGATAGACCCTCTAAAAACAATGGTGTAATGTGTTTTTATGGCAATTTTGAATTACGCTGACCTTGCTCGCGCAATGAACAAGACTTTTACTGCTGGTGAGCAGGCTGCGGCTTCAACTATTCTTTCTGGCCTGGAATCAGAAATTTCGTATTTGCTGAATCGCCCTCTGAACCCAGTTCGCATTACAGACGAAAAGCACATGCTTGAGCCTGGACAGCGCCAGTTATTTTTACGCAAAGCCCCAGTACGAAGTGTTATCTCATTCAGTATTGGATTGATTGATAATGCATCGGCAACATACACAACCCAAAATATTTATGACTTTGATGTTTACCCTTGGGGAATTGACAATGTTCTGATTGCTGGGCTTGGTTATCAGGCTCTTGTAACCTACAACGCTGGCATGCTCGATGCTGATGCATCAGCACTAGAGCGAGTAATTCTTTCTGCTGCAACACGAGAAATGAGCAAGGTCCTGATTGATGCTCAAGGCATGGAGCGTCTTAAGGTTGAAGGAACTGAGTACTTCTTCGAGCCAACCCCTGGCGGTGGATTCACCGACCAAGAAGTAAAAAATATTCTTCGCTACAAGCGCAGGGTTATTAGGTAGACCATGCGCGGCGCATTTGAACAAATTACTGTTCGGCGCAAATCATCTGTGACTGTAGATGCAGAGGGCGTTTGGACACCAGTATTAAGTGATGTAACCTATAAGGGTTCAATCCATCAAAAATTTACAGAGGAAGGTCAGCCTTCTGATTTAGGTAAATATGGAGAAAGACGGAGTTTGGTAGTAAGACTTCCAAAGCAAACTTCTGTAGTCAGCAATGACCAGATAGTTATAACTGGATACCACGATAGTATGGATGGTGTTTACGAAATTGAAGGTTTGATTTATACGCATACTCATTTGAGACTAGAAATACGAAGGACGCTTTTAAATGAGTAAGAGAATGAAATCGATTGATAACCTGATGTCTCAGGTTGATAAAAGGATTGCAAGCGCAATTAATGCTGGCATCGCTGGAAACTTTTATACCGCCCAAGAACTCGCTCGTCAGGGCGAGCAGGAAATTAAAAAAATTATTGACCACCCTGGTTCATACAAAACATACGGAAGCACTAAAAAACAAAGAATGTCCAGTCGGCCTGGGGAGCCACCGTCTGCAGACCCGAGCGGACCATTGTATAAATCTATATATTCACAAACACTGAGCAAGGTTGGAGATAACCCAGCACGGGCGGTTTTCGGCTCAAAACTAAAGTATGCAAGATTTCTTGAGTATGGAACTGAGCGCATGGCACCAAGGCCATTTGCTAGGCCAGCACGAGAAAATATTGCTTTAGGAGCAAGGAAAACAGTTGCCAATGCTTTTACTTACTATATGTACAAAAGGTTCAAGGGCATGAAGCCATTGAATGTAACAATCAAGGTCGGTGAATAGTCATGGCTTCAGTTGGAGGTTCAATTCGCACCCGTTTGCTCGCCGCAAACCTTGCTGGGATAACTGGAATCTTTCGAGATTTTGCTCCACCAAATACAGCAAAACCATACATTACATACAGCGACGAATTGCGAAATGTACCAGAGATAATCGGCGATGGTATTGTAAAAACTCGACGAAGAATGGTCCAGTTTGATTTATGGCAAGATAGGGCTTCCGAGAATACATCTCTGGTCGACTCTATGGTTTCAGCACTTGATGGACTTGGTCAATTCGATTCAGATGTATATATCTACAGGCTTAGGGTTTCTGATATACAAAGGATAGTATCATTAGAGGACAATGTAGTTCATCATGCACTAACGCTTGATGTGTTTCAGAAGGCGTAATCATGGCTTTTACACTTATAGCAGTTACTGGCACATACCTATTGCCTACTGGATTGCCAGCGAGTGGCTCCGTTTCGTTCACCCTTACCGCCCCGATGCGCGATGCCGTATCAGATGTAACCATTACCCCGCAGGAGCAGGTAGTAGCCCTAAACGCAAGCGGCTCAATATCAATAAATCTCTATGCCAACGATGACGACTCAACAGTCCCAGATGGCGTCACATATGAAGTAAATGAGCGCCTTAATGAGACTGGGTACAACAAGTATTTTTTCACCCTAAACAGCAACTCCCCCGACGGAACTTTTGACCTTGCTGATGTTGTCCCAAATACAGAGCCGATAGTCACATTTAACTATGCCACTAAGGAATATGTGGATAGTCGAATCGTTGGAGCAGTCGGCATTGCTTTCACCCCGACTAGTGAAATAACATCAACGACGGTTCAGGGAGCAATTGAGGAGGTGCGGGCAAAATCAAAATATGTCCACACCCAGGCATCTGCCGCGACAACATGGTCGATAACGCATAACCTTAAATTTTACCCAAATGTCTCAATTGTTGACTCTGCCCTTTCCCATGTAATTGGAGAAGTAACCTATATCGACGAGAATAGCCTTACGGTCTCGTTTACAAGCGCGTTCTCTGGAAAAGCCTTTCTTTCTTAAATACCTTCGCACACTTTCAGTATAAAAAAGCGTATTCTTAGGGGTGCGCGCACCCGCTATGGAGGTTTTTAGATGAAATTCGTAACAAACTTAGACCTTAATCAAAATCAACTGATTAAGGGTACTTTTGAAGTATTGGCAAGCGAGCCAAATACTAACCTGTTTGACGGTCGATTGATTTTTGATAGTACCGAAGGCGTTGTCAAGGTTTACGATATCACTGCCTCTGCATGGCGCAAGATGGTCACTGGTGTAACTTCTGCTGGCGCACAGTCTTCAGCACTCACAATCAATGAGGCTAATGGTGTAGTTTCAATCACAGCCAATCTTGCAAGTGCAGCAAGTGCTGGTTTGATGTCTGCATCAGACTTCTCCAAGTTGGCAGACGCAGCCTCAGAGGCAACCGCGAGTAAACTGGTAATCCGTGATGCCAGTAGCCAAGCAAAGTTTGGAACACCAACAGACGCATCACATGTGGCAACCAAGGGCTATGTTGACTCAGCCCGCTCTGGCTTAGATGTTAAGCAGTCTGTACGCGCTGCCACAACCGCAACCGTAAACCTCTCCACTGATGTAGATGACGGAAGCATTATCGACGGCGTAACCCTTGCAACTGGTGACCGAATCCTTATCAAGGACCAGGGCGCTGGTGGAATTGCCCATGCTGATAACGGCATTTATACCGTCAACGCATCTGGAGTACCAACACGAGCAACTGACTTTGATTCTGATGCAGAAGTAACTCCTGGTGCCTTTACATTCGTTGAAGAAGGTACTGCAAACGGCGACTCTGGATATGTCGTTGCCACCAATGGTTCAATCACGGTTGGTTCAACTGCAATTCTATTTACACAGTTCTCTGGTACTGGTCAAATTACTGCTGGTGACGGTATGTCGAAAGATGGCTCGACCCTCAATGTTAATGACGACGATGTAACCATCTATGTTGACGGAAACGATGACCTTGCTGTCAAGTCTTCAGCAACTGCTGGTCAAGTTCTTCGCTCGGTTGGTTCAGGAACCGCTGCTTGGGGTGCTCTAGACCTTGCTGATTCAGATGCCGTAACTGGTGCTTTGCCAATTGCAAATGGTGGTACTGGTTCAACAACT